CATATGGATTTAGTGGTGCGTTACCGAGGTCAGCATGAACGAAGAAGACTTGAGGGATTGCTTTGCGATGTTTGCAATGATGGGGCTAATTGTAAATGAGGGAAGACTAGATGATCGCATACCTAACAGAGCGTACTTGCTGGCAGACCTAATGCTTGAAGCCCGTAGCCAATCCGACGAAGAAGGTATAGCCATAATTAAGAAAAGAAAGTATGTCAGAAAAAATTGATATGAGGAAAGCGGTAAGGGATGCAGAGGTTAGCTTAACAGGTAAGCGTTACTGTACTAGCTGTCAATCAATGCAACCCGCACTAACAGGCACAATGTTAGAAGGTAAACGAAACAGGTGGCAATGTTATAACTGTACTAAAAAGATAAGTAGTAGAAAATATGGGAAGGATAAGAAAAATGATTAGGTACGTACTTGTAGGATTAGTATTTTGTTTAGGGTATTTACTAGGGGTTAGCCAATGCCATGCTCAACCTGTAAATTACTTTGACAAGAATGGTAAGTTGTTTATGCAATCACACAGAGTAAACAATCAGGTTATCTACACAGACCCCGTAGGTAATTTAGTTGCTACTCAAAGTAGTGTCGCTACGCCGGTATTTCCACCGCTTACGCCGAACCTTGCATCCCCTAGAGGTATCTTGGTTTCTACGGAGTTACCACAGTTACCACAGTTACCAACCTTGGAGTTATTAAAATGAGAGATGGTGGAAAGGGCGATACACCTAGACCGTTAGGTGTACCAATAGAAGAGTTTGATAAGAACTTTGAAACGGTATTTGGCAAAAAAGAAAGAAAGACAGAGCCAGTACCCTTTGCAGGATATATTGAAACAGGAGAAGAAGATGACGATACTGAAAGAAGCGCATAACATTATTTATGGTGATCGTGAAAAGACTTACGGACACCCAAGCAAGAACCTTAGTACTATAGCGGTGATGTGGAACGCATATCTAAACGCTAAACCTGTGCCGACTGGAATACTTGAAGTAGATGCTAAAGATGTTGCGGCATTGATGATGTTAGTTAAAGTGGCCCGCTTCGCTAATGACCCAACACACAGAGATAACTTAATAGATATCTGTGGATATGCCGCATTGATTGAACGCTGTGACGAGGCTAAAGAAGAACATGCGTAAGCCCTTTGAGCAAGAACTTCACGATCTATACGATGCACCGGCAAAAGAGATGGTAGCTGATTTTGTAGAAAGAAAGTGTGGTGTAACGGTACAACCAAACCCCGATCAATACGGAGTTGATTTGTTAGTATTGAAGGAAGGTAAGTTGATTGGCACAATCGAGGTAGAAGTTCGCCAATGGCATCCATGCCCATATCCCACAATTCATGTGCCCGAAAGAAAGCGTAAGTTCTTTTCAGAGAATTCCTTATTCTTTGCGCTGACGAAAGAGATGACCCATGCGTACTGGATTCAGATGAAAGACATAGATCAATACCCTGTTAGGGAAATCAGCAATTACAAAGTTGCTAGAGGTGAGCTATTCTTTGATGTACCCACAGACCAATTTGTTTATACGGATTTAATAAATGACTGATTTAGAATTTACAAAACAAGATGCACAAGAAGCCTTTTATAACTTAGGTAAGATGGCTGGAAGATTAAATCCCGACGAAGGTAAAAGATTAGCTATGCTGACACAGATCGTTGCAAGCTACATGACGCAGTTAGAGGAGAAGCTGAGTGAACTTAATAACGATTGACTTTGAAACGTATTACGACAAGTCAACATTTAGTTTGTCAAAATCGACAACAGAAGAATATGTGCGTGACCCCCGCTTTGAGGTAATCGGAGTAGCTGTTAAGGTTAACAATGAAGAAACCGAATGGGCTAGTGGTACGCATGAACAGATTAAGAAGTGGTTACAAGGATTTGATTGGGCTAATTCAGGCGCACTTGCACACAACATGATGTTTGATGGCTTTATTCTTTCCGAGAAGTTTGGCATCGAACCAAAGATATACCTTGATACTTTATGTATGGGTCGTGGATTACATGGTGTGGAAGTTGGTGGCAGCTTAGCGGCTTTAGCTACAAGATACAATTTAGGTGTTAAGGGTGATGAGGTTATTGCAGCATCCGGGAAAAACCGTGTGGACTTTACAAAGGAAGAACTTAATAGATATGGTGATTACTGTGTCAATGATGTGGAATTAACCTACAAACTATTTCATGCAATCATGGCAAAGGGGTTTCCCAAAAAGGAACTAAAGATCATCGACCTAACCCTTCGGATGTTTACCTTGCCGAAACTAGATTTGAACCTGACTATGTTGGAGCAACACTTACGTAATATCCAAGATAAGAAAGCCTTGTTATTGTTAGAAGCGGATGTAGAGAAGACAGACTTAGCATCTAACCCCAAGTTTGCCGCCCTCCTAGAAAATATGGGTGTGCCTGTGCCAATGAAGATTAGTCCTACGACAGGAAAGGAAACCTTTGCCCTTGCTAAAAATGATGAAGAGTTTAAGGCTTTGGCTGAACACCCTGATCTTAGAGTTCAATCACTCGTTGCCGCTAGACTGGGGGCTAAGTCAACCCTTGAAGAAACCCGAACCGAAAGATTTATTGGAATTGCCAAAAGAGGATTGATGCCAGTTCCCCTCAAATACTATGCGGCTCACACAGGTCGGTGGGGTGGTAGTGATAGTTTGAACCTGCAGAACCTTCCAGCACGGGGAGATAACGGTGGGAAGTTAAAGAAAGCGATTGAAGCACCTGATGGCTACGTCATTATTGACTCAGACTCATCTCAGATTGAAGCACGAGTGCTTGCTTGGTTATCAGGTCAAAACGATTTGGTGGAGGCATTTAAGAATGGTGAAGACGTTTACAAGATCATGGCTTCGGCTATATATGAAAAGAGCGCAGATCAAATCACAAAGGAGGAACGCTTCGTTGGGAAGACGACCATCCTTGGGGCTGGCTACGGGATGGGGGCAAAGAAATTCGGGGCACAACTTAAGACGTTCGGTACGAGTGTTACTGAAGAGGAAGCCCGTCATATCATCGAGGTATACCGACAAACATATCCTAGCATTGTTAGTTTATGGCGAGAAGCGCAGACGACTCTAGACGCATTAACTAAAGGCATGACAACAAGTTTGGGTAAAGAAGGTGTATTGAGTCTGGTCCCAGAAGAACGTGGGATTTTGCTACCAAGCGGTTTGTTGCTACGTTACGATGGATTGATTGCTTTACGTGGTGAGAAAGGTATGCAGTATCAGTATAAAACTCGCTATGGTTGGAACAATATATACGGTGGTAAAGTCATTGAAAATGTATGCCAAGCTATCGCCCGTTGCATCATTGGTGAGCAAATGATTAAGATATCCAAGAAGTATAATGTTGTACTGACAGTTCATGATGCGGTTGCATGTCTTGCACGTGAGGAAGAAGCCGAAGAAGCCCAAGCCTATGTAGAAGAATGTATGCGGTGGACACCTGACTGGGCAGAGGGACTGCCTGTTAATTGTGAAAGTGGATATGGAAAAAGCTACGGTGATTGTTGATTATGCGGATTTGTTATTACGTGCTAGAAAAAATTTAAGAGACTTTGAGAACGCTATGAATAGTCGACACTTTGGTGAAGCGCATGAGTTTGCACTTAATGCTTTTGTAGATATGCGATTACTAACCCATATATCAGGAGAATCTTGTGCAAAAGACTAAAGTAGAAGAGATGCTAGCAGAGATAATTAAGTTGGGTGTAGGGCAACGTGCAACACCTAAAAAACTTATTGTGTCCCCAACAATGTTTAAAGCTGCCAAAATGATTTTAGAAACTAGAGGCGGTAATAGCCATGAGATTAAGGTAGACTTTCATGACTAAACCCCTATCATGGTCGTACTCAAGCATTAAGTTATTTGACCAATGCCCTAAGAAGTACTACCACCTACGGGTACTCAAAGATGTTAAGGAGCCACCTACTGATGCCATCATGTATGGCAAACAGTTTCATGAAGCCGCAGAACTATATATCAGAGATGGTACACCCATACCCCCACAATTTAGTTTTGCTAAGAACGCTCTTGACAATCTAAAACAGTTGGAAGGTGAGAAGTTGTGTGAGTATGAGATGGGTCTAACCGAGAACCTAGAGCCATGTGGATTCAAAGACCCTAATGTATG